GGGGGGCTGGGGCCAAAAGGCCGGAGACCTGAGCACGGAAAGCCCTTGCCGGACAGTAGGGCCTTAAACAAGCCGCCGGCCGGGGCGGGATATAAAATCCGGGGCCAGCTGGGCGAAAGGAGGCAAGGGCTGTGGGAACCGAAAAAACAGATTACACGAAAACCAAGAAATATCGAGCACTTAGAAAAGCTCTGGAGGACAACCTGGAGGCCAGGGGCCTGGAAGCGGAGCAGTACGCCGACAAGGTGGCCGAGTACATGGAGCTCTGGATCATGCGCGCCCAGCTCCGGGACGATGTGAAGGATCGGGGGACCGTGGTGCCTGATCACAAAAACGGCGGCATGAAAGAAAACCGCAGCGTGACCCTAATGCTTCAGACCTCCCGCCAGATGCTGGCCATCTTCGCGGCTTTGGGCTTCCGGCAGGAGGCAATCAAGGCCGAGGTTCTAGCCTCGGAGGACGATGAACTTTAAGCCCGGGGGGCCGGGGAAAGGAGGTGCCGCCATGCGGCGGGATCTGATCGATAAACTGGGCCCGGAGCTTCGGGCCGTAGGGCTGGCCATGGTGGATAGCGACAAGGCCCGGGAGGGAACCTGCGAAGCAATCCACAGACTGGCGGCCGCTGCCACAAAAACGGCAAACGCCTGGGAAGATGCGGCCAAGCGGGCCGAAGAGACCGGAGAACCGGAAATCGCGGAGAGTGCCAGAAAGGCCGGGAATACCTGGCGCCGGGTAGCCTCTGCCGCTGTGGACACCGAGGAAACCTGGGCGCTGATCGGGAAACTAACCGGGGCCACGGGGACAGTAGGCGAGGCCCTGATCCGGGCCACGGAATATCTGGACGGGATCCGCCCGGGAAGGGAAAAGCACCCGGGAGCGGGTGAGGACAGTGGCTGAAATCAATCCCCACATTCTGGAGTATATCGAGCTGGTGGAAAGCGGTGCGGTGCGGAGCAACCGGGAGCAAAAAGCCCTGGTGGCGCTGATCCGCCGGAGCTTTGAAACCGAGGACGTGTACACCGACGGGGAAAAGCTGGACAAGTACATGGGGCTGGCCAAGTATTTCCCATTCCGGGAGCTGTTCCCCTGGCAGAAATTCCTGCTGGGCCTTTGGGACTGCACATACTGGCGGGAGACCGGGGAGCCCCGGTGGGACGAGGTCCTGTGCATGGTGGGGCGAGGCGCCGGAAAGGATGGCTTTATCGGCTTTGACGGGGCCTGCATGATCGGCCCCTATAACCCAATACGGAAATACGACGTTGACATCTGCGCAAACAATGAGGACCAGGCCCTCCGGCCCCAGCGGGACCTGACCGAGGTGCTGGAAGATCCGGCCTTTGAAAAAAAGCTATCCCGGCATTACTACCACACCAAGGAGATCATCCAGGGGCGGAAATGGCTGGGGACCATGAAGGGCCACACCAACAACCCCAAGGGCCGGGACGGCCTCCGAAGCGGAAAGATCATCCTGAACGAGGTCCACCAGTACGAAAACTATGATAACATCGAAGTTTTTACCACGGGCCTCGGCAAGGTGCCGGAGCCCCGGATCGGCTATTTTACGTCCAACGGCAACATCTCGGACGGGCCACTGGACGACTACCTGGACCGTGGGAGGCGGATCCTCTTTGACGGGGAACCGGACGAAGGCTTCCTCCCGTTTATCTGCTGCCTGGAAAAACGGGAGCAAGTGACAGACCCCCGGAACTGGGAAATGGCAAATCCGTCCCTGCCATATCTGCCAACCCTCCGCCGGGAGACGGAGAAGGAGTTTAAGAAATGGCAGCAGAATCCCACGGGATCCACCAGCTTTTTAACCAAGCGCATGGGACTCCGGGTGGGCGTCAAGGAGTTGGCGGTGACGGACTACGAAAACATCACCGCCACGAAAAAGCCACTGCCGGACCTCACCGGGTGGAACTGCACAGTAGGGCTGGATTACGCCGAGCTAAACGACTGGGCGGCCATCAATCTCCATTTCCGCCGGGGGGCGGAACGCTACGACATCAACCACGCATGGGTGTGCCTCCGGTCCCGGGACCTGGAACGGATCAAGGCCCCATGGCAGGCCTGGGCCGAGAAAGGCCACGTGACCCCGGTGGACGACACCAGCATAAGCCCCATGCTCCTGGCGGACTACATCCGGGAGGCGGGCAAGCAGTACAACATCAAGGCCATAGCAATGGATAATTTCCGCTGGACGCTCGTCAGCGAGGCGATGAAGGGCATCGGCTTTGACGCCGCCGATAAAAAGCGGGTGAAGCTGGTCCGGCCCTCGGACATCATGCAGGTGGAGCCGATCCTCCAGGAGTGCTTCAGCCGCCAGCTTTTTAGCTGGGGCGATAATCCGTGCCTCCGCTGGGCGGTAAACAATACCAAGCGCTGGCCAACTAAGCGCAAAAACGGCGGGGTAGATACCGGCAGCTACATCTTTGCAAAGATCGAGGCCAAAAGCCGCAAGACGGACCCCTTTATGGCCCTTGTGGCCAGCATGGTGGTGGAGCCCATCCTGGGGGACGGAAATCCGGCGGCACTGCCGCCTATGGGGGCAATCAATCTATGATCAAAAAAATAGACGGGCGGACCTGGTACTGCTGCCCAAAATGCGGCAAAAAGATCCACCCGGTAAGCCCCGGGGCCCGGGGCGTTTGGGTGACCTGCCCCGGGAAACGGGCAGACGGCACCAGGTGCACCTGGGCCGGAGAAATCAAATATACCACGGGGCGGCGGACGCCGATTCCCATCGTGAGCCTTTGAGCCGTGACCCATGCGGGGGCCGCGGCTATTTTTATCGGGAGGAAGTGAGGCCATGGGCCTAAAACTGTTTAAGCGGAGCCAAGCCACCGGCAAGACCCAGGAGGTGAGCATGGACGTCTTTCTGGGGGCTGCCCTGGAATTCCAGGTCCGGGACCTGTGCTTTTGGGCCTGCGTCAACCTGATGGCCAACGCTCTGGGCCGCTGCGAGATCCGGACATTCCGGGAGGGCAAAGAGATCCGGGAGCGGGAGTGGTGGATGTGGAACCGGGAGCCCAATGTAAACCAAAACGCCTCGGCTTTTTGGCACAAGGCCATGGCCAAGATGGCCAAGGACGGGGAGACATTGATCGTCCCAGTGCGGAAACGGAACGGCCTGGACAGCGTGGTGGTGGCGGACAGCTGGGAGGAGCCGGAGTACAGCCCCACCCGGCAGAACACCTACCGCGGGGTGACCGTAGAGGGGTACACCTTTGACCGGAGCTTCCCGGAGTCCGAGGTGCTCCACCTGACTCTGGACGCCGCCGGCATGGGCCGAGTGGTGAACGCCATGTATCAGAGCTATGCCAAGATGGTGGACGCCGCCGTCAGCTCCTACACATGGGACAAGACACAGCACTGGAAGGTCAAGGTGGAAAATGTGTCGGCAGGGGACCCGGACTGGCAAAGGAACTTTGCCGCCATGCTCCAGGAACAGCTGAAACCGTTTTTTGACAGCAAGGGCGCAATACTGCCGGAATTTGCGGGCTATCAGTACGAAAAAGTCAACGGCAAGGAGGGCGGCGACAGCCGGGACATACGGTCCATGGTGGACGACATCCTGGACTTTACAGCCACGGGGTTTGGGATCCCGGCGGTGCTCCTGCGGGGGCAGGAGGAAGGGATCGAGAGCGCCCGAACAACGTTTTTGACCCGGATCGACGCCATCTGCGACCAGATCGAGGAGGAGATCAACCGCAAACGGTACGGCTTTGAGCTGGTCCGGGCGGGAGCCTACGTCAAAATGGACAGCTCGGCCATCCAGCACTTTGACGCATTTGCCAACGCGGCCAACGTGGAAAATCTGGTGGGATCCGGTGCCTACACCATCAACGACGTGCTGCGGGCGGCGGGCCAGCCGGAGATCCGGGAGGCCTGGGCCAGCAAGCACTGGATGACCAAAAACATCGCGGGCATCGAAACATCAATGCAGGAGATCGGAGGACAAAAATGAATTTTTACAGACAGAGCGCAGACGGCAAGACGGCGCAGATCTACATCACCGGGGACATCACGGGATACCCCTGGCCGGAGTTGGGGGAGGCCTCGGCCACCTCGGTGCTGGACCAGATCAAGGGCCTGGACGTGGAGGAGATCGAGGTCCACCTGGACAGCCTGGGAGGCTCCGTGAAGGAGGCCTGGGGGATCTACTCGGCATTAAAGCAGCACAAGGCCAAGGTGATCGCCTATGCGGACGGCTTTGTGGCAAGCGCCGCCCTGTACCCGTTCATGGCCGGGGACGAGCGGAAGGCCTCGCCCCTGTCGGCGTTTTACCTCCACGAGGTGATGACCGGGGCCGACGGCTACGCCGAGGACCTGCGCAAC